TAAATACGAATATGATGAGAAATTCCTTTTAGGTGTTTATGAAGATATTGGACTTGCTGTTTTTTGTTATGAACTTGATGAAGAGAGCGAATATAAAAATATAAATAATGCAATTAAGGCTAACCCTAACATTGATGTGTCATTATCAAAAGAAAATGTTATTGAAGAGTTAAATAAAGTTGAAAATGATAGTAGTAAAAAAAGTGATATTCTTTGTAAACGATTTAATGTGCGTATGACAAATAGCCAAAGTTGGTTAAGTTTTGAATCATTTAATAATGAAAGTATTATTGATTTACCATCTATAAAAGAAAAAATTGCTATTGGTGGATTTGATTTATCTAGAACTGGGGACTTAACAGCATTTAACACAATGTATTTTGTAAACGGAAACATTGTTTGCGAAACTATGTATTGGTGCACTGCACAATTTTTGAAGAAACACGAAAAAGCAAAAGTTAATTTTTATAAATGGGTTGAAATGGGATATTTAAGAATTAGTGGAGATAGTAAAATAGATTATCACGATGTTTCAAATTATATTATAGAACAATTTCAAAAAGGTGTTACATATCAATTTATAATGTATGATAGTTATTCTGCAACTTATCTAATAGATGAAATTTCTTCTTTTGGATTTGCAAAAGACAAATGCTTAATTCCAGTAATTCAAGGTTTTAAAACATTAAGTATTCCTATGCAAACTTTGGAGGGTTATTTAAAAGATAAAGTAATCTTATATCAAAATAATCCTATCACAAAATGGTGTTTCAGCAACAGTGTTCTTGTGAAAGATAGAAACGGTAACTGGATGTTAGACAAATCTAACTATGAAAGAAAGATTGATGGTGTTTCAACTATTTTAAACTGTATGGTTGCTTTATGTAATAATTTAGATTTTTTTATAAATTTAAATAAATAAGTAGACTTTTTAATAAAAAACGCATATAATATATATGAGCAGTAAAAAATAATTAAATGAATGAGTGATTGAATGAATTTCGCTGAAAAGCGTCTTGTTTAGTCACTTTTTTATTTTTTTAAAGAATGGAGGTCAAATGGGTATTTTTTCTACTTGGTTTGGAAAGAAAAATCAAACTAAAAAAAACAATCATTCAGTTATTACAATTCAAACCCCGACATTTTGCTCTTTGACTGATGCTCGTGATAACGATGTTTTTATGTCAGCAGTATTATGTAACGCAAGGCATACGAGCAAAGTAAATGTTAAAGCGTATAGGAATGATGATGTTTTAGATAATGATTTAACATTTTTACTTAATCGTAGACCGAATAGGCTTATGTCAGCCTCTACTTTTTGGGAAAAAGCAAGAATAAATTATGACTGCGATACTAATGTCTTTATTTATTTAGACTGGGAAAATACGGCTTTAAATAAAAAATTAAAATCTCTATGGATTGTTGACCCAACTGGAATACAGGTTTCAACCGACGAAAACAAAAATTTATGGTTTAGTTTTTATGCAGATGGAAAGCAAATTTATTGTGATGAAAGTCAGTTAGCAGTTATTAGCAAAAATATAAACAAAAATGAGATGTTCGGTAGTGGAAATAGTTGTATTAAGAAAACGCTAGATATTATAAACACTAACTATCAAGGAATAGATAATGCAATAAAATCCAGTGCATACATAAGGTTCGTTTTACAAACAGCAACTCTAATGCAGGGTGACGCAAAGACAAAAAAAGCAAAAGAGTTTAGTGACGCAATGTTAAATGCTGAATTAAATAATACTGGACTTGCTGTTATAGATGGGGCTGAAAAACTTACACAGATAGATAATAAAGGCGATTATGTGCATTATGAAGAAATTAAAATATTCCAAGATAATGTCTATAAATATTTAGGAGCTAATGAAAAAATACTTCGGGCTGAAAATAACGATAATGAATGGCAGGCTTATTATGAAAGCACACTAGAACCATTTTTTGTAAAACTGGCAGATGAACTTACATATAAACTTTTTAACTCACGAGAACTTGGTTTTGGAAATGAAATAAGAGCCGAAACAAACAGAATTCAAAATGCTTCTTATGATACAAGATTAAAGATTGCAGAAAGAATTCAATTACTACCAAAATATGCTCCAAACTTAGTTTTAAAATTACTTTACTTACCTGAAATCGAGGGCGGAGATGATTTATACGAAAACAAAAATTATCAACAAGCATTAGATAATTCAACAGTTAATAAACAAGGAGAAGAAGATGGAAGCAAGTCAAATAAAACAAATCCGTAATATTGGAATTGTTCGCAGGTCGGCAGAATTAGAAAACATATCCAGTTCTGAAAATATTATTGAGGGAACTGCTGTTGTATTTAATCAACGCACTTTAATAGGTGGAATGTTTTATGAAGAAATAGACCCCAATGCTTTTTTAAGTGCGGATATGGACGATGTAAAAATGCTCTACAATCATAATGATGACAAAGTTATTGCAAGACAAAATATTAAAAGACCAGCAAGAAATACTATGCAAATTAGTATAGATGAAAAAGGTTTACATTTTAGAAGTGAATTAGCAGTTGATAAAGACCCCGACGCACAATCCGCTTACAGCAAAGTTTCTAGGGGAGATGTAGACCAGTGTAGTTTTGGATTTACTGTTTCCAAAGATGAGTGGAGGGATATGGATAAACCTATCCCAACACGAAAGATTTTGGGAATTGGGAAATTATATGAAGTTAGTTTAGTTGCTTTTCCAGCATACGACTCAACTTCTGCAAATGCTCGTGGTGGCGGTGGTTCTGTGGATACAGACCAACTGGCTGTGGATACAGCAAGAGCCACTTATGTGGAAACAGAAAAACGAGCAAAAGCACAAAGCGATTTGGAACTAGCAAAATTAAAATTAAAATTAAAATTAAAGGAGATTTAAAAAAATGACAATTAAAGAATTAGAAGAAAAAGAAGTTGAATTAAGAGCATCAATCGATAGTGCTGATAGTAATGAAAAACTAGAAGAAATTGAGAGAGGAATAACAGAACTTCAAGAACAAAGAAAAAATTACAATGAAACAAAAAATAAAATGGAGGAGAGATTTAAAAATATGGAAAATGTTCAAGCATTAGGAGAAAATAGAAAATCAACTGAAAAGGTTGATATAAGAAAAGCATTTGCAAAACAGGTATTGTTTGAAAGCACAAAAGGTTTTAGAACGGACGCAAAACTTAGTGACGCAGAAGTTAGAGCCTTAGGAATTTCAAATACAACGACAAGTGAAACATTTGTAGAGGCAACATCAAGTGTTAATGGTGTAAATAATGGTGGACTATTTATTCCACAAGAAGTTATTCTTGAAATTTTAGAGGAAGAAGCCATTGAAAGTCCAATTTTCAATGATATTATTACTACATCAATAAAAGGAATGACAAAGTTTCCTTATAAGTTCTCAAAAACTGGTGCTAAAAAGAAAGCGGAGTTGACAGCAACTGATAATGAGAATGTTGAATGGAAAGTTTTGAGTGGTTCAACAGGTAATTATACAGACTCAATCGTGCTTACATTTGAAGCAGAAGCAATGGCAATCAATGAGTTTGCAGATTATTTAATAAGATTAATCGGCGAGTCAATGAGAGAACTTTTGATTAATGACTATATTTATGGTGACGGAAATAATGACTCTGTTAAAGGTTTGACAGTTGGGGCTATTGATGGAAAGTATGCAACAGCAGACAAAGCAAAATATAGAAAGATAATCGAAGATGCTATTAAACTTTTACCAGCAAAGAAAAGAGCAGGAGCAAAGATTTATGTTGCAAGCGATATTTATGACGGAATGACTTTTGAGAAAGATACTAATGGCAATTATATTCTTCCAGTTTTAAATGGTGGCGGACTTACAAAAATTAGTGTATTCCCAATAGTGGCAGACGCTAATTTGAGTGCTGGCGATTTTATTATCGGCAATCTTGCAAAATGGTATAAAGCAAACATTAACAAACAAATGGAATTGGGGCTTGATGTTTCTAATCAAAACAGAACAAAGACATATACAACCCATATGATGGTTACTGCAATTCCTGTTCCAAATTCAATTGTTTATGGAACAGAAAACAACTAATTAAATTTTTAAAGGAGAAACAAAATGGACAAATTGACAAAAGATGCATTACATAAAATGCTTCAAAATGTTACTGGAAAATCAATTGCTGATGTGCATTATGAAACAACACTTGATGTATTGAATGCATACAATGCACTTTATGAATGCGTTGTAACTTTTGCATTAACACCAAGCACAGCCACAGTTGTTGTTAAACAAGCAGGAGTTGTTGTGCCAGCAAATGAAGATGGAACCTATTCTTTGAAAGAGGGTGCCTATACTTATGATGTTTCAAATGCTGGTTATGTTGCAAAAACTGCACAAGCATTAACAATTACAAATGCGGACGAAACAACTGGAACAAAAGAAGTTACTGTTGTTTTGGTTAAATATGCAGTAGTAACATTCGCTCCTGTTGATAGTGTTACAAGTGACCCTGTAACCGGTGCAACTGTTGTGGTTAAAAAATTAACAACAGTAATAGCACCAGAAACTGACGGAACTTATAAGTTGGTAGCGGATACCTATTCTTACACAATTTCAGCAGATAATTATGTTACACAAACAGATGTTGAATTAGTTGTAAGTTCAGGTGAGGCAACTACTGGAACTAAAACAGTTGCAACTGTCCTTGTGGCAAGTTAACTAAATTTTAAATAGAGGAGGTAGAAAGTTATGGTAGATATTTTAACAACCGATGAAGTCAGAAAGGCTATGAGAGTAGATGCCGATTATGACATAACAGAAGTTACATCTTATCAAAAACTCTCTACTTCTTTTGTTTTAAATAAAACTGGATATTCTGTTGATACAGGAAACACAATAGAAGAACTGGCTAAACAATTAGCAAAATTATATATAAAGGCTCAATTCTATACCTCTGATAATTACAATCAAGACTTTGATTATTCGCTTGGAATAAATGGTATTATACAAGATGTTCAAGCGATAGTTAGAGCCGAGGCGGTAGAATAATGAGTGATTATAAGATTCAAAATAAAACTCAAAGTATAGCAATCTTTTATGAGAGAGTTGCAAAAACACAAGGAGTTACCACAACTATAAAGCATTATATCCACCCGCAAAATACTAAAATTTTTGCTTATGTTAGAAATCTTTCACAAAATGAAATTTCTACAAACACAGCCGTTTACGATACAAATACTATTCAAATTACAATGAATTACAGAAAACTAAATAATGATATGTTTGTTGAATTTAAAGGCAATACATACCAACTTATAGGTAGTCCAGACGAGTTTGATTTTCAAGATACTGAAATTAAATTATTTTGCAGAAAAATTGTTACTAAAACAAACTATTCTTCGATAGAGTATGAAAATTGGGCTACAACGGAGGCGGAAAATGAGTGATAATATTTTAGCAATTAACGCAATTCAATCTGCAATAGTTGAAATTGAAACTGCATTAACTGCAATAGGTTATGTGGATGGAGAAACAAAAACAGAAACAGATGTTGAAGCGGAAACAAAAATAATGTTTTGGCGGACGATTTGTAAAAGTAATGCTGGAAAAAACAAAAATATTTATATCGTTTATTACGATTTTAATAGCCCTGTAAGTGAAAGGGCGGACAACTTAGATAGAGCGAGAGAAGTTGCTATTGGATTAGATTATTTTTCTAAAAACAATTTCAACAATGGAACTCTTATAACCTCACAGCAATTAGTAGAAAAAAAGTTAAGAGATTTAGGCTGGGAAGTAGAGTTGTCAAATAAAGATTATGATAGTGATAGCGACGCATATTCGCTTAATTATTCGCTATATAAAAAATTTAGATAAAGGAGAAAAATTAAAAAATGAATGGATTTACAAAATTAGGATTTTTTCCTATAACAACTGAAAATTCTGATGCAATGCCTACTTATGGTTCTTTGGCAAAGATTTATTCAGGCACATTAACAAATAACATTAAGTTAGAAGTTACACCAAACAATCAAACATCAACAAGAAAAGCAGATAACATTGTTGAAGAAACTGAAAAAATGCAAAATTATAGTGCAAATTTGGAGGTTTACGGATTTGACACAACTGGACTTGAAAATATTTTAGGTTATACAAAAGATGCAAACGACAATTTTATTATTGAGCCAAACAAAACAAAGACTGCATTTTGTGTATTTTTTGAAACTATTGAAGCAAATACTGGTAAGAAAGTTCAAATGTATTATTACAAAGTTACACTTGCCTCAATTCTTCCATCAGCACAAACAGACGAAAAAGGCGACCCTGTAAGCACAACACTATCACTTAAAGGAACAATTCTTAAAGTTGGTGGAGTTGATACAGTTGGGGCTTGGGTTAATGAGGGAGAGATTGGATTTGTTTCTAGTGGTATGCCATCAAGTGTTTATACAAAAGCAAGCACTCCTACTTTTAGCGTAGTAACATTCGCACCAAAAGATAGTGCTACTGAGGAAGCAATTACGGGAGCAACTATTGTTGTTTATAATGCAACACCTGAGGTTGTTGAAGTTGAAACAGATGGCAGTTATAGATTAGTTCCAGCAACATACACTTATGATATTTCAAAAGAGGGATATGTTTCTCAAACTGCTGTGTCGTTGTCAGTTACTTCTGGAGATGTAACAACAGGAACAAAAACTGTGGCTGTTGAATTGGTTGCAAACTCATAAAAATAAATATAGGAGAAAAATATGATTATTGAAATTAAAGGAAAAAGCGTTAGCAACAATAGTGATGTGCTATTATATTATTCACAATTTGCTAAAAAACCATTATTTACAGATTTGATAAATTTACAAAAAGTTTTTATAAAAGATAAAGACGGCAAAATAAATGCTGAAAAAATTATGGAAAGTGAGGACTTTTTAAATTTTTTCAAAAATCTTTACTTTTCTGGTCGTTGTGCTTTTGAAGATAAATTGATTTCAATTAGTGAACTAAAAGAAGAAGCGACCGTAGATTTGCTTATGGATATAAATTTTTATAATAAAATGTATGAATTCATCGGCGGAATTATTCCAAAAGAAACTAAAAAAAAAGCACATTAGCAAAACGCACTATTGATAATGAAGATTACCTTAATTCAATAATTCATCTTGCAATAAAAGCGGGGCTTAATCTTCGAGATTTTCATTGTTTTAATATAGAAAGTTTACTTGATTATTGTCAATATTTTTTCAGTATAGAAGCCGAAAATAGGAAAGGTGTTAAAAAAGGTAAAACATATTCAGGCGGACAAGGTGCTATTGATTTTTTAAGAGGTCAAAAATGAATGATGAAATAACAAAAGTTTTTGATGATTTTTATAAAGAAATTTTAGGACAGGTTGGCAATAAAACAAAAGAGGCTATACAAGAAGAAGTTGACAAATTTAGTAATCAATTTGAATTAGATTTGCAAAACTCAATTCCAAAAAAAACTGGTGGATTGTTAAAAAGTTTAACCAAAGTTAAACAGCCACGAGTTGACTGGTATGGATATAATATAGAGTTTAAAGGTGAAGATGAAAATAAAGTACCTTATGAAAAAATAGCAACAGTATTAAATTATGGTCGGCAATCTGGTATTTCTAAAATTAGCGGAAGAAAATATCC